GGTACTGCGGCAGGATATGGCACAATAGAAGATGAGTCTAATTATCCTCTTGATAATTTAAGAATTTCAGAGAATACATTAATACCAATGGCTAACCTGTCTAAAACATATGGTAGTCATGGCTCTTACAGAACTGGATATAGTTTTGATACTGGATCAATTTTAAATCTTGATGCTGAAAAAATAACTATTAATAATCCAACTGATACTTCTTCTAGAAGATATGGTGCTGTTTTTCCTTTTAATGACCAAGATATATCAGATGATATTAGAACAGATACATTTTTTTCAGGTAAAATAAAATTAATATTTGACACAGAAAACACTACTGATAGTACAAATTCTTTTTTAAAAGTTAATTTAGGAGTTATGGATGTAGAGGCTGAAACATTTGATGTTGATTGGGGTGTTTTTGATGATAATTTAGATGATTCTAGTGCCACATTAATAAATCAATCTTTATCAGAATGCATCTCAAATACTAATACATATTATGATACATTTGATCAATCTCCCAATATTACAAATCAAAATCCTAATACCTTTAATTATTACACAGAATTAAAAAGTATAACTGATGAATTTCATAGTGTAAATAATTATAATGCTCTTGGTATGTTTTTTAGACTTGATGGCAATGTTGATCCTTTAAATATGGCAAGATTTAATTTAGAAGTAAATTCTATTAGCATGTTACATTACATAGTTTTTGAAAAAGCACTTGATTCTCCTATGTATATTAATTCAGAGGGTAGGGTAAGCATACCAGAAGAATCTGATGTAAATAATAATTTTAAATATACAGGAGACTCTATTGACTCTGCTGATAATTTGTCTTTGATTGAAAAACCTTGCGATATAATATATCATATAATAGAAAAAGAATTAGATTTAATTGACTCTATTGACTTGCAAAAGTTAGAAGAAGCTAGAAATGATTTAATATTATTTAATTCTGCATTTAGTGTAAATGAAAAAATTAAAGCAAAAGCCTTAATAGAAAAAATATGTCAAAGCAGCAATATGTTTACATTATTTAAATCTTCATCTGATTTGTCTTTTGTAACTATAAAACAAGAATATAATTCTTCAGACATAACTATATTAAATAAAGATGTAATTACATATTCATTTACTAGAACACCTGTTGAAAAAATTCATACTCTTGTGAATGTAAAATATAAAAAAGATTATGCAGAAGACGGAATGTTAGAAGAAACAGGCTACTGTGATGGTTATGATTTTTATGGTAATGCAGATTTAGGTTATGAAGGTGGATATAGTTATGATTATTTAGGAATAGAAAGAGAAGATAAAGTTTTAGAATTTGAATGTGATGTTATTAGAACAAAAAGTTCTGCTTTAGCATTAAGAGATTACATATATAAATATAATTGTAATCAACATAATATTATAAATTTATCGCTTCCAATTAAATATTTGAATTTAGAAGTTGGAGATGTTGTAAGTTTTGATTCATTAATAAATGATGTTAAAATTTATGGAGAAGATTATACTAAAGAAACTGTAAGAAATGGACAGGTAATTTATCCATATTTCATTATACACTCTATAAATAAAAGTCAAAGAAAGATTGACGTTCAAGCTACTCAATTACATAAACTAACTCACAATTTTTCTGCACAATTAGGAAGTATAACAAGAACTGTTGATAGCTCTCAATCTATTGGACTTGCAAATACAATGCAGGACTTTGATGAACTTGAATCATTTTTATTAGATGAAAAAGAATATTACACAACTGAACAGAAAAGAGTATCTGATATTAATAGCGATGGTTATATTGATAATTATGACTTGATGGGGATGCAAGATTTAATCAATGCAAATCAATTTGATCTTGACATAAATGATGATGGAATAGTAAATATTGTTGATATTGTGGCATTAATAAATACAATTTTATCTAGCGAAGAATTGTCTGATGAAATTATAAACACATTTGATGCCAATGAGGATGGGTCTGTAGATGTCATAGATGTTGTGTTAGCAGTAAATCAAATATTAGAGGATTAATAATGAACTATAAAACTCAAAGAAATGTAAGTAAATTAATAAGTTCTGTATTTAGAGCAGGAATTCCAGAGGCAACAGAAGGTATTATTAAAATTAATGATGGCAATATAGAGCTTGAAATAAATGGTGTATTTAGAAATTTATCATTTTCTTATAATGGATCTATTTTTGTATATAATAATTTACCTGATGGATATTCTTTTAAAATGACAAATAGCATTATCTCAATAAATAATTTTCTATTTAAGAAATTAAAAAATGACAACATATTATTTAAATATGATGGTTCATTAGAAATTTCAAGAGCAGTAGCATATTCATTAAATCAAAAACCAATTCAATTAAAAATTGAAAATAAAACTAAAGCAGAACTTATTAACAATAGTAAAACAAATTTTGAAGATAATTCTTTACTAATTTTTGAAGATGTAGAAAATACTGATAAAATCACAATAAGAAAAGGAATTGATGATAGCAGTATAAAGGGATTGACTGCACACAAACCATTACCAGGTGGATATACAGGAGATTATAATTATAATCCAAAGCAAAAAATATTTATGACAGGGAACAGGATTACAAAACAATCTAAACCTATTGGTAAGCCTGCATTATTTTTTAAATCAGCTAAAAATAGGTTAAATTTAGAAAGTGTATATAAAAATAATTTACCTAAAAGAGATAAATCTGAAGTAAAAACACAATTTGTAAAATCTGTAGTGCAACCTAAAGCAATACAGCAAAAAACTAATACACAAACAAAAACAAGACAAAGAACAAAGCCTGATAAAAAAACTAGAACTAGAGGAGGTAGTTATTAATGGCTTATCAAAATGTAGGAAGACCAAGATTTTTTATAGATAATTATATGTATTTACGAGCATTAGGACTTGATACAGAATCATATATTCAACAAACAGAAGAACAAAATAATTTAAATGAAAAAGAGTTAATTACGGTATTAAATAACGAAAGTACATTTACATTATCTCCTGAAAGGTCTAATAAATTTGAAAGTTTAACTGAACAAGGACAACCTAGAGATAATATGAGATTTTTTATACCATGCGAACAAAATATATCTGATATGGATTTTTCAGGAAATATGAAATGGTATGGTGCAATATTAAATCACAATCTTGGCGACCAAAATTTAAGAATACAAAACGTAATGTATGCAAGTGCTGTTAATTATAATGACCCAGCATATGTGGATTTTGATAGTTTTGATAATGGAAATGCACAATCTATTTTAAATGCTACTAACACACAAAATGGTAGTTCAATATGGTTTTCTGATTTAAACCCATCTCCACCTGAAGAACTTCCTGTAAGGTTTACAGGATTTAGATTAACTGGCGATGGTATAGGAGATACAAGTAATGTTCAAATAGGATCTATAAGTATGGGGGTTATGTATACAATGCCACATTCTCCTGATTTAAGTCTCTCTATGGAAATAGAATTTGATGGATATGATGAACTTGAAACAATTGGTGGTTCTACCCTCACAAATATAAAACAAACAGGAGCTCCCATTTGGGTTAATAATGAAGAATATAATAGTCCATTTGCAGTTGGTGATTTTTGTCCTAATAATTATTTAGATGGTGCAAAAAGAAATGGAAGAAGAACATGGAGTCTTAAATTTAGTTTGATTTCTGATACAGATTTATTTTCATCTAACTATATGGATACAATGCACACAGAAACAATAATAGATTATAATAGCTCAGATATAACAACTGAAAACGAATTTGAATATAATATGTTTACTGATGACTCTTTTATAGCACAAGTATGGAATAAAACCCTAGGTGGTGCATTGCCATTTATATTTCAGCCTGATTCTAATAACGATAATCCTGATCAATTCTGTATTGCAAAGTTTGACCAAGACACATTAAAGGTATCACAGACTGCTTTTCGTACTTATAGTTTTTCTGTAAAAATAAGAGAGGTTTGGTAAATTAAACATCTTCTCCATCAATTACTTTAAGAGTATCTTTACCAACTAATTCTCTTAATTTTAGATATTTAGAATATTCTTCTGCAAATTCTTCCAACCTAATAATTATGTAAGATTTGCCCCTATCTTCTCTTACTACTACTGAATCTACAAAGACACTAGGTTTTAGCCATTCTGCTATCTTTTTACGCCTTTTAGCTTGTATTCTGAGGTCGCCCTCTGCTAAACAATCAACTTCTTCATGCAATCCTAATGCTTGACCATTAGAACCCCATGCTCTTTTACATTCTATGTCGTAAGATTCAAATAACCTTACTACCTCTCTTTCAAAGGTATTGCCCTTTACTTTACTTGGATGTGCCATAATATTCTTCCTCTTTTAATTCGTTAATTCTTTCTTCTAATGTATCTATATCATTAAATCCGTTCATCTGTATAACCATGTCTGTCATGGAGGACATACACCAAACACAAAATGCAACATGAGATATGCCAAAATAGCCTATTATGTCGCCACAATCCTCATCAATGTCGCAATCACATATATTACATTTGTGATTCATAAGTACCTATGTGGCTAGCACCACAAGCCATTTTATCAAAAACAACTATTGCAGATGGAAATGGTGCAGAGTTTTTATGACCACTAAATTTTAATCTTCCTTTTATAAACATAATTTTATGAGCTTTTGAAAATATATAATTATGCCAATATTTTGTGTCCGTTCTTGATGGAATTAAACAAACAACAACTGCACTCTCTGTTTCTGATGCTTTCTTAACCCATTTTGATATTGCCCTGCCATAAGGGGGATTCATAAATACTATTTCGCCTGACCAGTCTTTAGATAGTCCATCATCTTCTTTTGTATAATATTTATCACATTTTGCAGATTTTTTTGTCGCACAAGGATCTAAAGTAAATCCATATCTATTATTTAATTCATCATATAATTCTTGTGGAGTTTCCCACTCATTAGAGCCACTACTAAAATGTATACTATCTTTCATTTATCCTCCTTATTATTTCTTCACATAATTCTTCAGGAACTTTACTTCTATCATAATAATTATTAACAATAGATTTTTCACTTATTTTATTTTGTTTCCCCCTAGTGTATAGGTTATTTGAATGACACCCTTGCCCTATCTTGCAAGTTTTCAAATCTAATTTAATATTACTAAATATATTTGTCGGCTTTCTATATGGGAATCCATACTGACAATAAGTGCATAAATTAATATAATCTACCCTACCTTCTAAATAATACTTCATATATCCAAATGGATTTTCTATGAAATAATATCTAGGGTTATAATGGCTTATAATTTCTAATGTTTTTTCTAATATATCCACATGTAACTCTCTTTGAATTTTTACTTTTTCAGGATTATTTAAAATAGAATATCTAGCCCTTACATCAAAATTCTCTCTTGGCTTAATTCCTACTATCTTTCCATTTTCTCTTACACTTTCCCAATATATATTCCCACCTTCAACACCACAGGCTAAACTCCACTTCTCGCAGGGTGGACTTGCCCATATTATATCTGGGTTAAATTGTTTATAGTCAAAATCAAATATATTACATACTTGGTTTATATTCCCAAAGTCCTCAATGTCTGTAGAATAAGTTTCTATTGAATGTTTTTCTGCGACCTTACTAAAACTTCTTGATCCTGCAAATAATTCTAATACTTTCATTTTTTCCTTTTCATAAACTTTTTATTGTATCTTATAAGTGCATCTTCTGCATCTGACAATATATATTTTACCCTACTTTTCTCATTAATATAATTACCACAATATTTGCATACTTCTATATCTTTTCCAGTTTTTTTAGCCATTTATAATACCTTTTGTTATGCTTAAATTTTGTTCCAAATAATTGTTTTGTTGCACATTTCATGCAAATTTTACACAAGTATTCTTTAGTTATAATTGAATACCATTTAAAAAAATAAGTATCATAAAAATACTTATCGCAAGACTCGCATCTATCGTCAGTCCTGGATATTGGTATCATTCGTTTCAAATACCAATTTACCTCCCAACTCTAAGTATCTACGAGTTACTCCTGCAATCATTTTATGAGTTATAATATCTCCTGTGTATTTTGATGGCTTTCCTATGTTATTAGAATAATGATTTAACATTTCTCTTAGTGTGCCTCTAACGTATTCTCTGTCTGTCATTTTGTGTCCTTTATCTGATGAGTTGATCTAAGTATGTAGAGGCAGGAAATCCAAGGAAGAAAGGAACAACCTCCGAACTTCCCACCTCTAAAATATTACCACAAGAATTTCAAAAAAGAATAAATCCGACCTTATTCTTTCGCTTCAATGCCTTCCTGTGGTAAATCTAATTTTTGTATTTCTTCTAGTGTTTTATTAGCGATACCTGTTTGTTCGCCACCAGAAGTTAATGCTTTTAAACCTTGTACTGCAATCTCTAATTGATGTTTTAATTTAAGATTATCGGCTCTTAGTTTATAAACTTCGTTTCTTAATATTTCTATATCTACGTTCATTTATTTACTTTCGCTTTGTTTTTAAATCCTGATAAAATTTCACTAATTTCCTGGGGTGTCGCACTTCTTTGTTCTGCTTGCTTCATGTACTCTTTATGCTTTATAATCTGCTTTTCAACCTTTTGTTCCATTTGAACAGGTATAGAACCACCATTTTGACAGGCTTTACCAAGCCATCTATTAGTAAATCCCTTAAAATCTTTCTTAGCCTTATTTGTGTTAGACAATAACCACACACGACTTCTCTCACACTCTCCTTTAATATCTACGTTTGGATAAGCCTTGCTCCACATTTCTATTAAATTAGTAGGAATATTGTCATAAAAGTTATTTACTCTATCCTCATAAGGGCTAACAGCCTTGCCAGTATATTTTACTTTAGAATATTCTTTTAACATATATTCAAAAAACTTTTGAGCGTTTACCCATTGCTCTTTACCATCTTTTCTAATTTTAATCTCCAAAAACATCAAAACCACCTACTTTCTTTTAATCTTTTATATCTTTCTTTATGTCTTCTCTTGGAATCTTCTTGGTAGCATTTTAAGCATTTGCTTTTATATCGCCAACCACCTGAAACCTTTTTAGTATTCTCTTTTGTAATTTTAATATTGCAAATTTTACAAATCATAATAATAAATGTGGGCAGAAGGCTGATGTTAACATATGGAAGGTATAGGGATACTCCTACCCACATTCATTTATCTCACTCTCAAATTAGAAGGGCATTGCATCTGATGTTGCAGATACATTGCTTTCTTCCTGTTGTTGTCTAGGTTCTTGGAACTTCAAGCTGATATACTTCTTACCTGCTTTAGATTCCTGCATCCAACCTGCGACTTGCAGTTTTTTACCATTTACTTCGCAGCTTCCTGAAAAGAAAGGCTGTTTGTTTTCTGGTGTTGCTGTTTCATTTTTGAAAAGAACACCTGTGTTATTGTTATCATATTCCATGACTTGCTTCTCCTTAGTTAAATTAGAATAAATAAATCCATCTTTATTTACACCTATTATATTATTATTATCTATATATCCTAAAAAAATTTGACCTTTAAGATACATAAGGTATTTTTCTTGATATACTCCAAATCCATTAGGTAGTTTTCTTATAGAATTTACATAGCCATTAGAAAGCTTATATGGTAAATTTACATGAATACCGCTTAAATCGTCTACCTTCTTATGTTTTGATTTATATCTTCTGAACCTCCAACTCCTATCATTGTCAGTAAATATATGAATGTTATAAAAATTACAATTATATTTAATTACAAAGTCTATTCCTTTTCTGTCAAGCATAGAACTTCTAAAAACGTTCTTTGATCCAAACACTAATTTTGCAATTAGGAAAGCGTGATATTCAGTAAGAATACTAAGCTGAGTTCTATAAATCCTTGCCTCTAAACCTTTTAAAAAATCATCATAATTATAATTTTTACTTAACCCTTCAAGTTCTTTTTGAAATGTATTTAAGTATAGTTGAAAAAAATCACTAAAACTATACCAAATCTTTTCTTTTTGAATATATTTATCTAACAATAATGTTGGGTTTATTCTTCCATTTAAATCCATTTCAACTGACTTATATTTACTAAATTCAAAATTTATATGTAAGCTGTTTAAATAAGATTCAAACTCTGTTATTTCTGATTTAATATTTTTATTTGCAATATCCATTTAACTTTAACTTATTATAAATGAAAATAATACTATTAAAAATAATAATCCTACACTTGCTAATAAGTCCATATTAAAATCCTCCAAAGTCTTGAACTTCTGGGTTAGATTTTTTCTGTGGCTTTTTATCGCCTTTTTCCCATAAGTGAAGCCCTAGTCCAAAAATCGCTAAAACCTTAACTAAGCATCTAGCTTCAGCATCTGCGATATCTCTTGATGTAGGGTTTACTATGGATTTCATAGGCATCATTGATGTCATCACAGGTAATGAAAATTCCCTAGATAAATCGCCAATTGTCACCTTGCAATTAACCTTACAAGTTTTCTTATCCTCTCCATCAAAGTAGAATGTAGGGCTTGGGAATTCGTAAGTTGATTCAGGATAATGATTCATTAAGCAAGCCCAGGCATCAGCCCACCCAATGTAATCAAGTCCACTCTTTTGATATTGTATTTTTGTTGTGTCTATGGCTCTTAATGTTTTCCATACTTCGCCATAGGTTAGTTTTTTATTACTCATTTTACTTTCCTTTCTATTTTACTTTTATAAATCATTTCATCTTCATGTATAAATAAATCGTCAGATGGTAAATAAACATTTTTAACATGGGCATTATTACTATATCTTCCATTTAAATGAGCCAAATATTCAACAATGTTTATAATGCTTTCATCGTAATGCTTTAACTTTATATTTAATATTGCAAGTTCTAATAAATTTGTAATACCCTTCTCTCGTATAAAATTTTTGCCTTTACTTGAAAACATTTCTAAAATATATTCTTTATGTTTAATTAATTCAAAATTATTTTCTTGTTCAACATTAATTGAATCCATCTGAGAACGAATTTTTTCTAAAACAAATTTTGTTTTAAACTCAAACCATTCTCCGTTTGTTCTTAAATGATCCCAAAATTCATGTATTTTTTTCTCATGATGAACAGATCCATTAACGCTATGTATTAATTTTAATTTATATGGACACCCAGTCTGCAAGGCTTTCATTCTAGAATTAACATCTTTATTTGTATATCCAACTTTGTATAGATTAGTATCAACTGCATTTATTAAGTATACCATACTACTTCCTTTCTATTTTACTTATTATTTCAAACAAATCCTGGTCAAGTTCACGAACCTCTCTTGGTATCTTTATACCTTGCATTTTATAAAATCCAATCATTGCACTAACATATTGATTACATCTTATCAATACTGGTTCTATTTTATCTAAGTCATATTGCTTCATTAAAATAAATCCTCCATTTTTTCTGCTTTGATATATTCTACCCTTTTATAATTTTGCATTAATCTTGGTATGAGATACTTCTTTTCAAACCAATTCCAGATATTAGGTGTAAATCTATACTTTTCAGGATAAGTCATGTGATACTCTATTTCAGGATCTTCAGGTTCATAACCTTGCATAGTCTCATAATGTAATTCAGACATTCTACTCATCAGATTCCTCCTCATCTAAACAATCAAAGCACATTCTTTCATCTAAATCCATGTCAAGATAGTAAAACCTATGTTCACATTTACAGCAAGTAAATTTCATTATACAGCCCCCTCTCTAAATTCCCTTAATGTAAGC